AATTTAAAGAACTTCTATAAGTTCTGTGCTGAACTCAAGATTGAGACTAAGGAAGAGGGTCTGAAGAAGATGGGTACGCTCTTGGGTACTCAGACGTATGTGATGGAGGAGATGCAAAAGGGGTTGGCTGATGACGTACATTTCTTTGTTATTCTTAAGGGTAGGCAGCTTGGCATTACTACTGTTAGTCTGGCTCTTGACCTTTATTGGCAATTTACTCATCCTGGTTGGCAAGGTACTTTGGTTGCCGATACGGAAGAGAATAGAGATATGTTTCGCTCTACTCTGGCCATGTACATTGAAGGTTTACCAAAAGAGTACAAGATTCCTCTGGTGGCCCACAATAGAAACCAAATGGTACTCAAGAACCGATCTAGAATCTTTTACCAAATCGCTGGGAATAAAAGTAGATTGGGGCAAGGTAAGGCTATCACTTACTTACACGGGACCGAAACAGCGTCTTGGGGGAATGAAGAAGGACTAGCTTCACTAATCGCCTCTCTTGCTGAGAAGAACCCTGAGAGGCTCTACATGTTTGAGAGCACAGCTCAGGGCTTTAACATGTTCCACGACATGTACAAGACGGCTAAGAGGGCTAAGACACAGAGGGCAATATTTTGTGGATGGTGGAGAAACGAGTACTATTCAGTGCCAGCGGACTCTAACATCTACAAGGTGTACTGGGATGGCAAATTAAAGGGTGAAGAGAAAGAGTGGGTCAAGGACATCAAGAAGATGTATGGCTTTGAGATTAACTCTAGACAGATGGCGTGGTGGAGATGGAAGTTGGCTGAGGGTATCAAGGACGAGAGTCTGATGTACCAAGAGTTTCCACCCACTGAGGACTATGCGTTTGTGATGACAGGAACCAGTTTCTTCTCTAACAGCAGATGCACAGAGGCAGCAAAGATAAGCAAGAAGGTTTTGTATGACGGCTACCGTTACGCTTTCGGTCAAATGTTCCAAGACACCGAGGTGCTCAAATCCACAGAACGATTGTCCACTCTTAAAATCTGGGAAGAGCCTGTCGACACAGCTTACTATGTCATTGGAGCAGACCCTGCTTACGGAAGCTCCGACTGGGCAGACAGATTTTGCATACAGGTGTTCCGATGCTATGCTGATGGTCTGGACCAAGTAGCTGAGTTTGCCACCTCTGAGATGAACACCTACCAGTTTGCGTGGGTCATTGCTCATCTGGGGGGTGCGTACAAGAACTCTACCCTTAACCTTGAGATTAACGGGCCAGGTCAGGCGGTCATCAATGAGATGAAGAACCTGAAGAGACAAGCAGCCAATACCACTGGAGATTTAGGCCGTGGACTGGAAGATGTGCTCGGGAGCATGACCAACTACATTTGGAGAAGAAATGACTCTATGAGTGGACCAGGCAACTCGATGTACTGGTTAACCACTGCCAGTAGCAAGGAGCGGATGCTTAACTACATGAAAGATTACTTTGAGCGTGGAATGATGAACATTGTCAGTATGGACACGCTTGACGAGATGAAGTGTATCGTTAGAGAACAAGGGTTCTTGGGTGCACCTGGTCGTGGCAAGGATGACAGGGTCATTGCCTGTGCACTGGCTGTGGCAGCGTATGCCGAGCAGTTGCAACCCAGACTTTTACAGATGAAGATTACCCGAGAGGTTTCTCGTTCACAACAGTCAATGACTCCAGAAGAGATTGCTGTGGGCAAGAATGTTTCTAATTACCTTAAACACATAGGCATCTATGGAGCAGAGAAACGCCCCACTCCCCAAAACTGAACTCAAGCGTCAGATTAAAAGGTTCCTCCTAGACAAGGATAGGGGCATCTCTATTCCGCTGTTTGCTGACCTCTGTGGCCTGTCTACCGCCCACATCAGGGACGTATTCCTAGAAGAATGTGAACCCCTGACAGAGATGGTTCAGATGAGGGTAAACAAAGCCTACAGAGAGTGGAAGCAGGGCAATGTACGGGTGATGAAGAGACGGGATAACACTAGGTACGTGGACTATAGAAAAGAGGCGTACAACCCCTATATGCCTAGTAACAAACTGGTGATGACTAGGGATGGGATTAAATTGAAGGTGGGTATGGCAAACCGTCACGACTACAGTGATAAAAACTTAGATGAAAGAGGGTGAAAAAATGGCAATTCTTAGAGACTACTTTTGCGAGAGTCACGGTATATTTGAGGCTTGGGAGCCTGAATGTCCTATGAAAATGTGCAAGTCACAAATATCAGTGGTACATCTCAAGCCTGTTGGCACAAGAAGTGCTAGAACCAAAAAAGCAGATGAAAGTCTAAAAGGACTTGCACAAGACTTCCAAATGACGGATATTAAGAGTACCCGTGCAGGTGAGCACCAGACAGGCTATCTCACTAGAAACAACGAGTTAGATCAGAAACAGTTGGACTTTGTCGCTGGGGCTGAGGCTGAAAAGGAGCGTCAAATCCTAGAGAAGGGTCCTAAGATGCCAGCACCTCCTAGAGAGGCACGGCCTGGGGACGCAGCCATGTGGGGAAGCCAAGGCGGTATCAGTATGAACTCTGTGATGGGTGGTCAGTTCAAGCCAGTCAAGGATGAGGCGGTTAGTATTTTGCCCAATCAAGCCTCGCCAACTGGTAAACTTAATGGTCCAATCGCAGGGAACGGCTCTATGATAGACCATCAAAATTTACAGGTGAGTAAATGAGAATACCGAGTAATGAATTAGACAGAGAGTTCTTTTATCTGGACTTAATCCAGAAGTGCCTCGTCTCAGTTCCTGAGAGAAAGACTGACTACCAGAACCTCCGTTCTTGGTATTTGTTTGGCAATGGACCTAGTCAACCCCCAGCCATCTACAACAAAATCTTTCCGCACATAGATCAACTCACCTCTTTTCTTTACTCGGCTGAAACCACCAGATTCTCTATCAACACGGGTGCTGCTGTATCCGATTCTGAACAATCCAAAGTTCCAGTCTTGACTCGCTCTCTCAATGACGAGTGGTTAAATAGCAACGCTGACCAAGTATTTTCTACTGCCTGTACTTGGGCACTGGTTTACAACACCGCTTTTGTCAAAATGATTATGAGGAATGGGGAGCCTCACCCCTACGTGGTAGAGCCACAGTGCGTAGGTGTCTTGAGAGAAGATACAACCTACACCGACAGACAAGAAGCTCTGGTTCACACCTACTACATCACCAAGTCTGAACTCTATGACCGCCTCTATGACCACCCTAAACGGGAAGAGATTGTTAAGAGGTTATCCACAATGGTTCACGAAAGGACTGAAGTGGCTAATGGCATGGAGCGTATCCTCATGTCGCAGACCAATCCCCAGTTGTACGGCAATGTGAACCTCGATTTGTCGGGGCAAAACAGGTACAAAGCCCAAGTAGCCGAGGATACAGTGGAGATGACCGAGCTGTGGGTGTGGAATGATGCCATCCAAGACTATCAAGTGGTCACCAAAGCAGACCCTGACATCATCATTTATGACCGTGCAGGGGAAGAATTGTTCCTAAAAGGGGAGTTACCCTTTGTTCAGATATGCCCCAACCCCCTCTATGACTACTATTGGGGGGGTAGTGAGGTTCAGAGACTCCAGTATCTTCAGGAATTGAGGAACAACAGGCTTACTGACGTACTTGATTTACTAAGCAAACAGGTCAATCCACCCACTGCTTTTATCGGTTTTACGGGCATTTCGGAGGAAAAACTCTTTGCTTTGAACCGTGCAGGGGGTCAAATCAGCAATGATATGCCCAATGCCAAGGTAGATAGGCTTCCACCTACGATGCCATCAGATTTATTCGCTGAAATACGTGATATTGACCAAATGTTTGAAGAAGCAAGCGGTATTGGCAATGTATTGCAAGGAAAAGGGGAAGCAGGGGTTCGTAGCTCAGGTCACGCCTCTCAATTGGCTCGTCTAGGCTCATCACGGGTTAAAAAGAGGGCACTCATCATTGAAGACAGCCTTGAAAAGATTGCCACACTCTATTTGAAGTGTATGCAAGCCTACAACCCAACTCACTTTAAAGATATTAACGGTTTGCCTTTCATTGCTGAACAATTTACCAAAGATTTTGTAGTCAAAGTGGATGCACACTCTAATTCGCCCATATTTGTAGAAGACCAACGTCAGATGGCGTTCAACCTCCTCAAAGTCGGGGCAATTGACAAAGAAAGTCTGCTTGACTTGACAGAACCTCCTATGAAACAATTGCTCAAAGACCGATTGAAGAAAATGGAAACTAAGCAAGCCCAACAGCAAGCCTCAGCTCCCCCAAAAGGTCCAGAAGCAAAAGAGAAACCTGAACTTAAAAAGGTGGGATGATGGCTACAAGTCAACAAACACAACCCAAAGCTGACCAGCCTAGAGTACAGACTGGTTCTCTCAAGAAAACAGAATCTATGCCGTCCTTGACAAGGTCAGAGACGGGTGGTAAAAATATGACTGGCGGTAGAACCATGCGGAACTACTCCAGACAAGGACGTTCTTAACCAACAGGAGTACACTATGTACAAGCACGCAAAACGTGGTCGCAAGACTAGACGGTAAAAGTTTCCTCTGCAAAGAAGAAAAGGGTGTGGCTTACTTCCCTCAAAATAGTTCGCCTCCTCTCAACCTAGGAGTGACATCATGCGTAAAGCACGTAAAGGTCGTAAGTCACGTAAGTGATTTCCGTAGCGTTTTGGAAGTTTCGACACAAAAACTTCCACCCTATTGACAAACTGTTAGTAACTTGTTGAAATACTGACATTAGGAGTTTATATGAGTGTTCCGCAAGATAAGTTGATGGAGTTGATGCGTGGCCCCCAAAGTGGCGGTGCTCTTGCGCCTAATCCCATGCCAAGCGCAGGACCAAGTCCCCAATCTGACGGCATGTCTCCTCCAATGGCTTCTCCCATGTCTACTCCTGAGCCTAAGATGGGAAGCAAAGAGGCTGCCATGATTAACATTGGCATGGCAATGGATTTGCTAGAGCAGTCTCTCCCAGCTTTAGGTAGCGAGTCAGAAGAAGGCCAGAAAGCCTTGACCGCTATTCGCTCACTCACAAGTGTGCTCGGTCCTCGTAAAAATAAAACCAATGAATTACAGCAATCTGAGATTCTTCAGATGCTACAGACTTTGCCTCAAGCGGGTGGTGCTACTCCTGAAGGTAAAGCAATGGCAGCAGCACCTGTTCCAGGTATGCCTCCCGCTGGTGGTGGTATGCCTCCCCCGTCTCCCCCTCCTGGTGGAATGCCAGGTCTTCCCCAACCCCCAATGTAAGGAACCATCATGGATTTATTTAAGCCCCGTGGCGCAGCAGCTCCCCGTAGACCAACAGACAATAACCAACAAAATGGTTTAGTTGTAAACACTCCTAGATTTTCTCAGTTTGGTGGCTTGAACAGCGCATCTAAATTGAGCAAGTCTGGAATGCAAGTGAAAAAGCCTGGTGACGGCAGAAGAGTCATCTAACGTAAAAAGAGGGTTGTGAAATGTCTTTAGAAAATTTATCTTTAGAAGCTCGTGATGAGTTGGCTTCCTTGGCGCAAACAATGGCTGAGGACCCCAAGACTCGTGAGGCTTTCTTGCGGTTGACCCAACAAGTCAAACCTGATTTGCAGATTCCTGAAATTCAAATTAAGGATTCCACTCGTGCTGAAATCAATCAGATTAGGCAAGAGAACTCTGCTTTGCAAGCCAAAATGAGAGAAAGGGATGCAATTGAAGAACTATCTAAGAGACGCAATAGCTTGGTCAAAAAAGGTCTTATCGACTCTGAAGATGAAGTTAAAGACGTTGAGAAGCTAATGCTTGAACGTGGTATCACTAACCATGAGACTGCTGCCGAATATCACAACTGGATGAAGCAAGCTGCTAAGCCTACTCCATCTGGTTACAATCCAAGTGCTATCAACAATTTTGATTTGAAAGCATATTGGAAGAATCCAGTGAACGCTGCTCGTAATGAGGCAGCAAAAGCACTGAACGAATTGCGTAATCCTAGAGGTCAAAGGCCAATAGGGTTAGGTTGAGTTGGTAAAGAGGGTTTAATTTGTAGGGGCAGAGATGCCCATCTTTAAGGAGTCGTTATGGCTATAGGTGGTGGTATTCTGCCAGCAACAGGGTCAAGTCAGTTCACTGAATTAACCTACGTTACCCGCAGAGCTTTTATTCCCAAACTCGTTGTACAACTGTACAACAGCACGCCTCTAATGGCAGCGTTGATTGCTAACAGTCAACAAGCCTCTGGTGGTGTGTCCTCAGTAACAGTGCCTGTTCAGGGTGCTCAATTTGTAAACGCTCAGTGGTCTGACTACTCTGGTTCATTCAACCAGCCATCAGTTCAACAGGGTGCATACAATGCCGAGTATGATCTGAAGTTGATGATTTCTCCCGTGCCGTTCCTCGGTATGGAAGGTGTTGCTCAACAAGACGCTGCAATCATCCCACTTATTGAAGCTCGTATGAACGATGCTACCAATGTGATGATGGACGCAATGGCTACGGCCTTGTACAACAACACAACCAACAATCAACAGTTTATCGGCTTGCCCGCTGCTGTGGATGACGGTACAGGTGGTGCTACATATCAAGTCACTTACGGTAACATCAATCGTAATACCAATACTTGGTGGCAGTCCAAAGTTTACGCTGCTGGTAACGTAAACCCCACAAGACAAAACATCCTCCAATACATCTCTGGTACTGTTAAGAAAGGTGCAGAAATGCCCTCTTTTGGCGTGTGCGGATTTGGTACTTGGACACTATTGGCTCAAGACTTTGTCGGTCAAGAACAATATGTTATTACCCCAGGTTCAGCCTTTGATGGCGATAACAATGGTCCTCAAGCAGCATTCAGAGCACTGATGGTTGCTGGTGTACCTATTTATCCAGACCCTTACTGTCCAGAAGGTACGGTTTATTTCCTCAACACCAACTACTTGAGCTTGTACATCCACGAGCAAGGTTCATTTGTGTTCACAGGATTTGAATCAACTCTACCAAATTGGCAGATTGGTTACGTTGGTGCGGTTATTATGATTGCTGAGTTGGTCAGCGTAAAACCAAAATCAATGTCCAAAGTCACTGGCTATAACTACCTCTCACTATAAAGGAGCTAAGTCATGTCACTTTCAGCAAATAAAATCATTCTAGCGAATGCAGCCACGAACACCGCTGGTGCATATTTTGAACCTACCGCAGTTGTTGCTACCAACACATCAAATGTTGGAACAGTAGTACCAGCAGGTTTGTATCAAGCATTGCCCACGGCTAACGTAGTTATTCAGTTCAACACATCTACCAACATTGCAGCTCCTACTTGGACAACTGTGATTGCAGCCAACACTGCTGGTATTGTGTGGTCTGATGGTACTAACGTACAAGCTCTATCTACAACTGGTAACGTCACAATCACATTGTACGGCTCCAATGGTGGACAAGCTGTATCTGGTACGTTCAACAACGTCTAAGGAGCAATAAATGGCTAATCCCGATTCAGTCAGTCAATTTTACCTAGATTCATTTGGGAATGGTCGTATTGGTTCTATTCAAGCCACTCAGTTCAACACGGCTGGTAATGCTGTTATTACCATTCCCTTGTTAAACGGTGGCATGACCAAGGGTGCAGCAGTTTCTTCTTCAGGTGCGGTTATTATTCGTAGAATTACGATTAACAACCCATCTGGCTCACTTGCTTCAGCAAATGTATCTATCACTACAAGCAATGACGGTAACGCATCTAATGCGGTTGTTGCTAACGTAGTTTTGGGTAATTTGACTGCAACAGGTTTGTACCAAGACTTAACCGTTGCGTCTCCTTATAGCACCACTACTGCCGTTAGTGGATACAACACCAATGCCTTGTACGTGAATATCAACACTGCTAGTGGAAACGCTAACACTGCAAGTATTCAAGTTTATGGTGACGTTGTTTCTTTCTAATGAATGTCTTTGTAACCAATCGTAGTGATGTTCCGTTGACCATTGGGTACAACGCTGTCATGTACGAGTTCAAAAAAAATGTTCCTGTAGAAATACCCTATGAAGGTGCTGTGCGTCTTTTTGGGTATGAACAGGAAGACAAAGAGCCTGTTCTAGTTCGCTATGGTTGGATTAAACTCCATAGTGAGCTAGAAGAAGGTTTAAAGATTTTGTCTCGGTTTGAAATAACAACTGAGAAACCTAACAGCTCGCAACCCTCGGCTGTAGGCGTAGTACCCTTGCGTGTTGAAAAGCACGTAGGGGGAAAATCCTCACAGAGGGCAGCATAACATGGACGCTAAATGGCAACCTTATCTTCCTATCTCACGGAAGTCCGTAGGCTCTTGCACGATGCCAATGGAGTCTTCTGGTCCGACTCGGAGTTAACGGACGATATTAATTCGGGCCGTGAACGGGTTGTCAGAGATACGGGTTGCCTACGTACCCTCCTAGTTTCTACTACGCCTATAGGTGCAGATGGCTCTGCTGCCATACCTTGGTCTGCTAACCTGGCTGTCACTGCTGGACAGTACGTTTTCTCTAACATCTATACTTACCTTGTCACAACCAGTGGCACGTTCAATTCAACTGCTCCTCCCTACCCAACAGGCAATGGTGGCTTTCCACCTGCTGCTCCTTTTCAAAGTGGTACTGCTTATCTCAAGTACTATGCTCCTTGCGAGATTATTCCGTACTCTGCTTTAAACACCACAAATCAGATATTAGATACCCTAAATGTCACTATTTACTGGGGTAATTCACGTATTCCGCTTAGATATTTGCCATTTAGTAATTTCAATGCCCAGTTGAGGTATTGGCAGAACTACATAGGTAGACCCGTGTGTTTTTCTATCTATGGTCAACAACAGATATACATTGGCCCAGTACCTGACCAGAGTTATCTAATGGAAATAGATACAGTGATATTGCCTTTGCCATTGACGCAAGACTTGCCCAATGTTGTAGACCCTATCAATGACCCATTCACTCAACCAGTTGCTTTCTATGCTGCTTACAAGGCCAAGTACAAAGAGCAAAGCTATGGTGAGGCAGAGATATATCAGCAACAATACAAACAACAAGTACAAGCAGCCCTCAACAGCTCCTTTACAAGAAGAGTTCCAGACCCTTACTCTAACCCGTATTAATCATGGCAGCAGCAGAACA